GGGCCTCGGCGCCGAGTTGACCTGCGGCGCGCTCGTGCTCGGCGCGTTGTTCGAGCCCTCCGAACCCTGCGCTTTGGGGTCGTCTCCGCCGGGGGCGCCCCCGGGTTGGGGCGGCCCGCCGGTGCCCCCCGCCGCGTTCATGGACTGAATAGACGGCATTCCTGCCGCGAAAGCATCAGAAAGGTCTATGCGGTCGTCCATCCGGCGCAACATTTCGCGGGCCAGCCACTCCGGGGACAGCCCGGGGACCTGCATCAGGAGTGGGAACACCTGGGTGGCGACCTGCACCTCTTGCGACTTGTTCGGTCGGCCAGTGCTGCCCGCTTCGACTTCGAGATAAATCTCCTCCGCCGTATCCTGCGCGCTCAACCCCGGCCAGACAGCGCCGGGGCCTACAATGCGCTTCACTTTTTCGGGGCTGCACTCCCGGATCAGGACCTGACCGACTGCGCGGGCCAGTTCGCTGAGGAACTCGTCGAGGTCGTCAACAACCGCCGAGGCGTCACTACGCCTGCTGCTCTCCGCGATACTTGCTTCGGTGGCCGTTGCCCCGCTGGTGCCGCCGAGGTTTGCTTCCTGCTGGCCCAACGTCCGCAGATAGTCCTCATAAAAAGGCCCCGTCTCATAGAGCGCCGGGTCGATAGGTACACCCCGCATGGGCTGCATGACGTCTTCGATTTTGCGATCTGGTGGCAGACCCTGAACTTCGACAAGATCGTTCGCCTCGCAATTCGCCAACTTGTCCTTGTCCTCGGTGGACAAGAGCCCCTGCGTCGCGACGTGGCGCGGACGGTTCGCCCGGCGATGTTCGCGCAGCCCCTGCCGGGAGCGGTTGAGTTCTGTCTGAACACCGCGCATGAGCCGGACGTCCGAGGGTGGGTATACGTGCGCCGGTGAGTAAACCTCGTTCGTTACGAAGGGGAACCAGGGCCAGAACCGATCGACGCGAACGTCCGGCTCGCCCGGCTCCAGCAGAAAGTCGTTGTGGCCGTCGCAAATCGTATAAACGAGGCCGTCGCCCTTGTTGTAGATTTCCCAGACACAGAAGAAGGTTTCGGCCTTGCTCTCTATTCCGGGCTCCGCCTGCTCGAAGGTCGCGCCGGGGCCCGCACTGCCCTTGACGTTGTACTCGGTCGCCCGAGCCTTGGCGTCCCCTCCGCCGTTGGGCGACTTAACGTCCACTTCGTAGATCTGCTGGATGCGCGCCGCTGTCAGGAAGTATTCCTCCGCGACCCACTCGCAGCCGACGAAGCCCCGGAGCTGCACACAGTCCGGGTCGGGAATAACCGCCGTGCTGTCTGGGTATGACAGCGTCAGCCCTTCCCGGACGATCACGTCCTCTTTTTCAGACAGGGCCTGCATCCCGAGGCGCAGTTCCTCGACCTCGGGGTCGTCCTCCTGGATCTCCCCGTCGGCGAGGTCTGCCGAAAGCTGCTCAACCCGGGCCAACCGGCGGGTAATGTCCAAGATCGCATTCTCGTCCTCGGGCGTCCGCCCCATGACCCGCGTGTACCCGACTTTGACGAAGCCCACGCACGTCGTGAGACCCCGTCGGACGGTCGCCTTCATCTGCTGCTTGAACGGCAGCGGCTGCTCGTCCAGCTCGTGCTCGGTCAGGAGCTCAAGGGTCCGGGCGTATTTGTCCAGAAACTCGTTTTGTTTTTGTTGCTGGGCGGCGTCCTCGGTGATCGCCCCGGCGGCGGCGGCGACCTGCATGGCCTTCGGGTCGTTCATGGCGTTGGGGTCTTGGGCCACGGCGTCCAACATGCCCTGCGCTTCAACGAGCTGCTGCATCGAGCCGTTCCAGACAGTGCTCAGCAACCGGTTTTTCCGGCGAGCGACGATGCGCGGGTTCTTGCCGTAGATGTTCGCCGTGCGTGTCTGAACGTGCCGCAGGACGATATTCGCCTGGTAACGATCTTCCGAGGCGATCCCCAGATCTTCAAGGATTTTCGGGTTGGTGCCTTTCCACTGGTCCCCGGCACAAAAGCGCATATCCTCCTGCATCTGTTTGAAGCTGGAGGACCAATGCGTCTTGGCGTCCCGCACGCGCGCCGACCACTCAGTCACAAGTTTGCGGCGTTCTTCTGCCGGGTCTGGGGCGTTCCGGTCGATGATCTTTTCATCGCCACTCTGCTCGACGATTGCGCCGACTTCGTTTGTAGTTTGCTGATCCATTTTACCAGTCTCCGGCTGCTCGACGGGCTTCGCTTTCGTCCCGGCGTGTCTGTTCTTTGAGCCAGCCCAGGGTGCCCCGGGTGGTCGGTTTTGTTGCGCCCCGGATCGCGTTGGCCGACACTTGGGTTTGCAGCCCCAGGCCGACCCAAGCGAGCGCATCGACGAAATCGTCGTTAGCGCCGTTGGGGAATTTCAAGAGTTGGTCCTTGGCCTCCGGCCACCACGGGGCCCGCCGGGGGAAGTGGACGCGGCCCATAGAGCACCGCGCCTGGATCGATTGCGCCCGGGTCAGTTTGTCTGCCACCGGGACCATTTCGAGGATCGAGCAATAAGTGCCCTCCTCTTGCATCCGCTTGCGCAAAAAGGGGCCGATTGCCTTGGTGATGTGGCCGCGCTCGGCCCACCAGAACAACGGTTTGCGGTTCTGCATCAGGCGGAGCATGGCCTCGACGACGCGGTTGCTGTCTGCGGCCTCCCAGAACACGTCGTTCAGGACCCAGATATCCCCGTCCTCGTCCACGCCGACGGGGATGATCGCTGTCTTGTCCCGGTCCTGCCGGGTCGAGACCGCGTGATCGCTGGCCACGTAAAGCTGCAAGTTGTCTGGCAATTCGTCCGGGTCGTACTCTTTCAGGCTGTCTAGCTCGAAAAAGTTGCCCTCCTCGGGGGACGGTCGGCCTTGGTAGAGCGCCTGAAAACCCCGGGCATCGAGCCGCTGCTGCGCCTTGAGAAAGTCCACGTTGAACCGCTCAGGCCAAAGCGCCGTGCCAGGCTTGCGGCCCAGAACGTCATTGTCCCCCGCCAGCGCGGGCAGATCGATAACAGTCCACTGCGCGGCCTCGCGCTTGTCGTAGAACGGGTTGGTCGGGTCCGTCAGTCTGCCGACCAGATCGTCTTCATGCCAGCGCGTCTGGATAAGCATGATCCAACTGTCGTCGGTCATCCGGCGCGTTGCGACCACCTGCGTAAACCAGTCCCAAAGCTGATCGCGGATCGTGCCGCTGTCAGCCTCCCGGCGGTCCTTGATAGGGTCGTCGATAATCAGTCCGTGTCCGCCCCGGCCCGTGATCGAGCCCCCTCGGCCCACGAACGAAAGCTGCCCCTCCTGCGTCGTCATAAGACGCTGCGCCGCGACGCTGTCCTGCTTGAGCTCATGCTCGGGGAACACCAACCGGTGTTCGGGGCTTTGGATAATGCTACGGACGGCCCGCCCGGTGTCGCCCGAAAAGTTCTCGTTGTACGTGCCAAAAATCAGAGACATTTCGGGGTGTTTGCCGCTGAACCAGGCAGTGAACCGCTTCGAGGCCAGCTCGGTCTTGCCGTGACGCGGGCCGCAGTTGATGATCAGTCGCTGGATCCGGCCCGCTTCGAGGTCTTCCAGTTTGCGGGCGATATACTCGTGGTGGCGCCCCGTGTGGTATCGGGTGCGCGGGTTAGGGCTCGGGTCTGTGCTGTCCGGCATGGTCAACCGGACGTAGTCCAGCAGAGAGGTTTCGGCGGACTTCGCCGCCAGCAACCGCCGGATGATCGCCTGCCGACGCGCTGCCGGGTCCTGGATCTGGGTGAACGCGTTCACCGGCGCAGGCTCTTGATAGACAGCGCGCCCGCGTCAGCGATCACGATCGCCGGGATAAGGATCCGCGCCATTGCGTCGATCTTTGCCGGGAGGGCCAGCGGATCCCACGCGAAGCCGAACGTGCTGTCCAGAAAAACTGCGGTCCACCAGACACCGAAGGGGACCACGATCAGATACCTGCCGAGGCTGGTCGCGGACCAGCGGTCCTCGTTCGCCAGACGTGCCGCCGCGATGCTGGCCTCGATGGAGTGAACCCGTGTCTGCGCCACAAGAACTTCTGTCTGTGTCTGCGCCGCGATCCGGTCCTTGTGGGCTAGCCGCAGTTGGTCGGCGAGGCCGCCGCCTCCTGTCACGAGTTTCAGAACAAAGGCGAAGGCTGCACCAATCATAGGCCGTTTCGCTCCAGAGCTTGGGACACGCCGGGGGCGGCGCGTAGCCCTACCAGGGCCAGCCCGGTGTTGATCAGGGCCATAGGCTGCGCGTCGGTCATCAGCCGCACGATTTCTGCCGCTGCCGTGACGTTGTGCAGGGGCGTGGTCAGCAGGATCAGGCCCTGCACCAGCGGCAGCACGCCCATCCAGAAGGTGAGGGAGGTTGGTTTGAAATACTTCATGTCAGCCCCCGCAGAACCAAAGCGCCGCGCAGGCCGTGGCTTTGATTTCGGCCCACCAGACCGCTGTCGCGGTTGCGACCGCCGCGCCCGCGCCAAATGTGGCGGCCCCGTTGGCTTTGTTCAGGGCGGTTTTTTCTTTCTCGAAGGGTGTGGGCTCCGGCGTGGGCTGGGGTTTGTCTGCGGGTTTGGGCTTGTTCATCAGCCCAAGAATTTCTGTCTGAGACAAGGTCCGGATCGGTTTCCAGATGACGCGCCCCTCGGCGGTCACGCTGTAGACCGGCGCGCGGCCTTTCGGGTATGTGCCGGTGCGAAACAGTTTTTGCTCGGCTTTGCGCCGGTCGATGATCGACGCGGGTTTTTTCCAGCTCATAATCGCTCTGGCCGCGCCCTTGCGGTCGCCCGCGTTGAGCTTTTTGACCCAAGAGGCCCTGCCGATTGCGCCGGTGTTATAGTGAAACGAGACTGCGGCGTCGAACTCGTGCTGGCTGACCTTGACCTTGATCGCCTGGTTGACGGCCTTCTCGTAGACTTTGAGATCGCTGCGCAGCAGGGCGAAGATTTTCTCCAGCTCCGGACCCAGCTTGGGGGGCGCACCCCGGCGCATATACTTGGGGTTCGGCGCCAGACCAGAAGTTTCGGCGTGGCCTACGCCGTAGGTCCAGTACCCTTCGCTGTCCAGATACGGCCCGGGGACAACCCCCTCGTGCTGCACCAGCGCGGCAATTCCTTGATCAGAAGTTTTCACGGGAACACCTGTCCGTTGTCTGTCTTATGCCAGACATACGCCAGACAAAGCCGTTTGGGAAGCGTCTCCAGGTTGAGGGCGCTTACCGCTGTTTGCGATCCAGGAAAATCGAGGCGTGCCGCTCAAGTAAGTCGAGGGTCGCCGCGATCTTTTCCAGCGCGTCCGCAGACCTTATTTCACTGCGCGTATCGGGCCGGGCGATCGCCTGGTGCGGCGCCGGGGTTTTGTTTCCCGGGGCCTTCCCCCGCATGCCGATAGCGAGAAGGAGGGCCCCAAGCCCCGCGCCGAGCGCGGTGGCAACGTCGGGCGTCAGCCAATCTGTCATCAGGCTACCCTTTCGATGCGATGTTTAGGAAGCACCACAAGGATCCGAGAGCCAATGGCAGGTACAAAAAGGCTGCCAGGGAGATCGTTAGAGGGCTGTTGATTAAAAAAGTGAGTGTCAGCGCAATGTACCACATGAAGCCGACCCAAGCTCCCGCCATCCGGAGCGCGGGGGACCTGCGCCAGCGACCATTGACGACGACGCCGGACGTCTGCGCGGCACCCGCAAAAACGGTTAATAACCCCCAATACAGCTCGGGCATGACCGTGGTGTACGACGCATAAATCTCGCCCATGCTGGGTGTGGGCAACGCGATTGCGAGCCCGCGAGACAGAAGGACGAACCCAAGAAGAAATTCCGCGCTGCGGGTGTCCAGGGACCAGAGCCAAATAAGGGTATTTCGGGCAACTAAGGGCATATCGCAACCCCATAAACTCTATCGCGGCCCAACGCGTCCCGCGTGTACCCGTGCAGGGGGTCTTCAACCTCCGCGACAAAATTCAAAAATCGCCTGGCATACTGGGACGGCCCGCGCGGGGTTACGTGGTGCCACGCACTTCGCAGGTTTGGAAATATCACCATCACGTTTTCCGCGTATGGCACCCGGATATCGCCAACCATCAGGTCGCCGCCTGCCTTGTCTTCTGGGTGCGCGAAGTACCATAGCCCGATTAGTGCTTTCCTGCCGTGGTCAAGGTGCGGCTGGCGCACATTGGTCGCCTCCGGTGAGGCAGGCTGTGTTGAAAACATCGAACGCACGCCTGTGATCTGTATCGGCTTGCCGTATTCGGCCAAAAGCGCCTCCCCAAACAGCGCCATCGCATCATTCATCTGGCCCGCGAGCCAGCCTGAGACTGCGGGAACATCGACGGGCACATCTGACCTGCCGCTACTGTCCGTTTTGCCAACCCTCCAGCTTGCTTTCACTTGTTCGTATAGGTGCGCTGGGCCGGGTTTGATAAGCATCGGGGTCATGCTGCCAGCCTCGCTTCAACATCATCCGCGAAGTATGGGTCTGTCACGTTCACTGAGAAGTCCTCAAGCCACGTCAGGCACTTGACGACGTTAGCCCACGAAGGATCGGCAGCAAGAGGCCCGAACAGCCCGCCCATGGGGGCCGTCACAGGCTTGCCGGTCATCACCGCGCTAAGGATCAGGCCCGAATGCGGATTGTCGATCCTGATTTCACTGGCCGCGTGAAACAGACTTTCCAGTGAATAGCTGGGCGCCGCGTCTTTCGGGTGCCAGCGGTTCAGGTCGCAGCCCGGCATGTCGCCGAGCCCCAGAACAAAACCACTTCGGCCCGGCCAGTGAAGCCTGCAATCAATACTCCCCCACTTCTGCGGAACGCGCGGCACCCGCTCAATTACCGAGGGGTCGGGCCGTGTGCCCGCCCAAGGCGCTTCCGCCGAGAAGTGGCTAACGTGCAGCCCGCCACGGGACAGCATGAACCAGTGCGGGATGGGGTTGCCCTCAGACCAAACAACCCTGCTATCAACCGGGGCGTTCAGATCATCAAGGTGGACCATGTCGTCAGTGACACGCGGAGCGAATGCCGCCAACAGCGGAATTATACTGCTTTTCCAAGGCTGTTCAGCCCGGCGCATTTGCCATTCTTTAACTGAGAAAACCAAAGCTGAATCTCGTCTTTTCCGTCCAGATGCTGTGCCACATCGGGTAGTCGGCGCTCACGTCGAACTGCCGACCGGTCCAACCTATGCCGTCTTCCTCGACGTGCATGTTGCCCTCTTGGTCCATCCATCGAAAGTAAGCTTTGCCCAGCGTGTGCGTGAAATATGTCCGTAAACCCGGTTCATCCCGGTTCGTATGAAACGGCATCATTGTCTGCGGCAGATAAACGCAGTGGTTCTTGACCTCACGCGCACCCGCCATTTCGGCGACACGCTTTAGCCTTGGCATCTGGTGGTGAAAATCCAAAGGCGTAACCAGCAACGAAGGCTGTCCTGCGTTTTTCTTGTAGACCTCAACGTCAGGCACAGTCTGGGCGAAGAACTCGGCCTCTGAAATGTTCGGGCCCACCGACAGGTTTTGCCAATTCGGGGCCATGTCAGCAACCACGTTCGCCAACTCATTAGCGATCAGGGTCGTTACCTCGACGGTCTTCATGTGGGCTTCCTTTCCATGGCCGCGTTGATTTGATCAGCTTCAGTCGCGTCGATCTTCCCATCTTGCAGGATTTTATCTACCGCCTCCGGCTTCATGTATTTTCGAGCGAGGCTGACCAGCGTGTTAAACCGCCCGATCTGGGTGGGCGACCGCGTGACTTCGCGCGTCTGATCTTCGACCATCTTGGTGATCTCGTCGGCCAGCATTTGCTGACCCTTTTCAGTCTTCGTCGGGGCAAGCATCGGCGCGGCGTCAACGATACCATCGTCAAATTCATCGTAGAAGGTCAGCGTCACATCTTCGAGCACGTCAACGTCCACCGTCAGGCGTCGCTGCGTCACACCCTCGTGGTTCATGTGCTTGGGGAATGGACGTTTCTGGTGGCAGTTGTAGCTGCCGTCCGCGTCATTAAAGAGGAAATACCATTGTTCAGCGGCCATTAGCTCACACTCCTGTATTCGGTGCGGACCCGCATTGTTTTATATTCGGAATCGTTGCTTCCGGCGGTTGACTGCGCCCAATCGAACCCGGTAACGACCCCGTCGCTAGGCGCGTTCATTCCGTCGTCCAGCGCGCTTACCATCGATGACGCGTCATCCCATTTTTCGTAGCTGGACCAACTTCCGTACTGCGCAGCGCCGAGGGTTGTGCCGCCTGCACCGCCGGGGATAATCTCGACGTTGAGCTCGGCGGCGTTGTCCGGCAGAGCGCCAACATCACTCACGGTGACCGTCCAGTCGGTGTACCCGGCATTGTCAGTCACCGCCGTGATATCGAAGATAGCCCACTTTGTAGCGTCGTTGGCCTGCCGGATTATGATTTTCCCTGCGTCCACACTGGCGAAGAAGGCGGACAGGTCGCGCCCGGCGGCGTCCTCGTCGTCGATGTAAATGCCGGTTACGCTGCCGATGGTCGCATTGTCGAAGCGGATCACGCCCGCGCCGGGGTCCGCGTCCGCCGTCGTACCGCTGAAAGTGAACGGGAAGCCTGCCGGGCTGCCCGCCGCCCCGGCTGCACCGGTGGCCCCCTGCGCACCCGCCGGTCCTTGGGCCCCCTGTGGGCCTTGGACCCCTTGATCCCCTGTGAGACCTGTTGAGCCTTGGGCCCCGGTCGGGCCTGCTGGTCCTGTGGTATCAAACCGCGATGTCCAGGTCGAAGCGCCAGTCTTCTCGTAGACAAGGCCGCTGTCCCTGAACGCGAAGTCCCCGATTTCGCCGAGGGCGCCGTCGGGTACGTCCGTGACGTAGTGCGTTGTCGCGCCAGTGTCCCCGGTGGTGCCAGTGGCCCCGGTGGGGCCTTGGATGCCTTGCGCCCCGGTTGCCCCGTCGGCGCCCGTGGGCCCTTGCGCCCCGGTGTCGCCCGCCGGGCCCGTAGGTCCTTGCGCTCCGGTGGGTCCTTGCGCGCCGCTCTCGGCCATAATGTCGAAGTAACTGGTGTTCGTCGGCAGCTCGCCCGGGGTGGTCGCCGCCGTGCAAATATACGCATTGCCATCCACGGTGTAGTGCACGCCATCGCCGATCGCGTAAGCCGTGCCGACGTCCCAGGCCCCCTGCCAAGTGCTGCCGACTGGGCCGGTTGGTCCCGTGGGGCCTGTTGGTCCTGCCGGGCCAGTTGCCCCGTCGGGACCTCTGCCGAAGTTTACGCCCGTGGACCAGTCGGCGCTGGTGTTGGACAGCTTCCAGAAAATCTCGCCGATTTCCGTGTCGAGGAAGGCGAAGCCCATGGCTTCCGCATCATAGGTTGATTTGTCTGCGCTAGGGCCGGAGGCATCCGGTACGAAGCTGTTGCCTGCGGTGCCGGTGTCCCCCGTGTCACCTTGATCGCCTTGGGGCCCTTGCGCTCCGGTGGCCCCCGTGGGTCCTGCCGCACCCGCCGTGCCTTGCTGGCCTTGGATACCTTGGGTGCCTTGGGGGCCTTGGGGCCCGGTTTCGCCCGTCGGGCCGGTTGCGCCTTGCGCCCCGGTGGGTCCTTGCGCGCCGGTGGAGCCTGTAGGCCCTGCCGGTCCGGTGGGGCCAGCGGGGCCGGTGGCGCCGATCAGGCCGACGTCTGCCGCTGCGGGTTTGATCCTGCCGTCGTCGTCGATTGCCTGCCGGACAAAATCAATCGTGTCATTGAGGCTGGCGTTGGTGCCGTCGATCTCGGCGTCTACGCTCGCGCCGGGGAGAGGCGTCCCGGGGTCGTTGACCGCGTGGTTCGTGAACGACGTCGCGCGCGTTCGTTTGCTGGGGACTGGCTCGGTCATTGGGATCGCTCCGGTTCTGTCTATTCGTCTGTAGCAGACAACAGACAAACCGCGCAAGAGCGTCGAGAGCGCCGGGGGGCCCTCCGAAAAAGCATGTCTCAGTCGCTGGTTTACGTATGCTTTTTTCGTTTGTCGGAATTGGCAGAAAGTTCAAAACAGGTGCGTTTAATTTTTGTGGCAGATAGAGAAAAACCTACACGCGCCGGGGTAGCCCGGGGGGTCGGGTCCAGACAGATCCGGGGTGCCCGGGTCGGTCGCTCCTCTGTCTAGGGACACAACCCCGCAGCGTTGCCAGACACTTAGCCTGTCATGCGCTGCCCTGCGCCGCTTATCTGGCCCTATCCCGCCGGTCAGCCGTCCAGCACCGACGCCGCAAGCTCTCGTTCCAGCTCGGCCCGTGACAGGTCCGCCAGCCGCCGTGTCGGATCCGTCGGCTTCTCTGAGTGTCGGCCCATCGCCCCTGCCATTTCCGCCAGCGTTCGGGCCGCTGTCGCCCGTGCCTGCGCGCCCGCCGTGTCGTCCTGGAGTATGGCCCGCAGGGCCTGGCGGACCAGTTCGGCGTCGGTCAGGTCGCCCGCTGGCGCGCTGTCTGCAGTCTTCTTTGCCCGTGTCATGCCCTTGATATCCCACGATTTTAAGGCGTTCAGCCGCCACTCAATATAGGTCAGTAATACTGATATACCTAGTCTTTTTGAGAATGGTTCGCAACTGGGGATGCGCCCAGACAGTAAAAAACCGCGCCCGGGGGCGCGGTCTATCATCGTCTGAAATCGCCCAGGTGACTCACAGCGCCAGGTTAAACAGGATCACCACCGCCCCAAGCCAGAGCCCCTCCACCGCAAGCTGGCGCACCAGACAGGCCAACCGGCGGCGGCGGCGCGCGCTGTCACGCGGCCCAGCAGTCATCGCGCCACCTCGCCCAGCAGCGCGGCCTCGATAGCGCCAGGCAAGTCTGCCAGCCGCTCGCCCACGACACTTGCGCGGCTGCGCCCGAAAACCTCCTGCATAGTGTCTAGATCGATGCCGGATCCGATGCCGACACCGCAATGCTCGACACCCTGCGCCAGCGCCAGCCGCATCGCGGTCGCCGCAGCAGCCGCGTCGAATGCCTCCCCGTCGCAAAGCCACAGGGCAATCCTGCGCTCAGCGCGCTGGCCCAAAAGCTGCGCGGTTGCCCAGTTCGCCTCTCTTGCCATAGGTGTCCCGCCTAGCCGATTGGCCTTCCGAAACGCTTCCAGACAACGTGCCGAAGTGGGGCGATCACCAAACCGGAAAAGCGGAAACACGCTAGGCTTGGACGCGCTGTCTGCCAGCAACCCAACGCCCTTGGTCGCACCTTGTGCCACCGCTTGCCCATCTCCTGACGCGCAAGAGGTTGTAAACGCCGCCAGCGCAACCCTGGCACCGGCCCGATGTATCGCCGGGACCACAACAGACAGAACCGCCAGCGCTGCGGATATTCGCGACACGCGCCCATAGGTCATGCCTGGGGCGTCCTCCGGATCACCCATAGACCACGATGCGTCCAGCATCACCTGAACCGCAGTCGTCATGCCGGGGGTGATGCCGCGCCGAGACATAACGTCCGGCGCGCCCATCGCCGTCCGTGTAACCGCGCGCCGGTCTAGTCTGCCGTGCTGCAATCTCCTCTCGTGTGTCACGCGCTCAACAGATTTGAGGCCGCGCCGGGTGGCGGTCTCAAGCTGTCTTGTCGCCAATAGTGCGCGAAATTCCCGGGTTTCATCCGCGCGTATGCCCGCTTGGCTGTTTTTCCAGACAGTGCCCGCGCGCCCCTCGAACGCCATTGACGTACGAAAGCCCGAGATCGGATCCTGGGGGTTGTCCTCGTTTGCAAATGGTTTCGCACCATCCTGCGCAGTGCTGTCCGACATGTCTGCCGCGCGCATATCATCTGGCGACGCCAGCGCGACGCCCCGCTGGTCCTGCTGACCGTCCTGACCGTCCTGACCGTCCTGACCGTCCTGACCGTCCTGGCCCTGA